GATATTTCCTGAAAAGTTCGCTATTCGTTCGAGATCTTTTTCTCGTCCTACTAGCCACTTTGTTTATACCTGGAAACCTATAGTTAGGTCCCTTTTGGAATAACCAAGTAGCGTTTCTAGACGAAGACCTATGGACTTCGAGTTGATTACTCGAGTGAACGTAGGCACTTATCTTAAACAAAACATATGAAAAGTATAAAATTTTTAACAAATTTTAAACTTAAATATGTTTTGAGAGACTCTATACTACCAGTAGAGAAACGTAGTTTCTCTAGACTAATTTCTTTCTTACCTAAGATTATTTATCTTAGCTTTGATAGAGTTAGCCGTATCCGGGATAGACTTGTTATTGCAAACAACTTTATTCAATTTTTATTTAAAATGAATAAAAATCATGGTGCAACTTTCACTGTTAAGTGATTAAAAAGTTGCACTGTTGCTTTGCAAAAATGACTGGGGAATGATAAAGTTTTAACTCTTCGTGAGTTAGAACCTAATCTTCCTCTTCCTAGGGTTATTAATGGTTGTCCTGCTATTATAAATAGTGGTGACAGACAATTAATGCGTCTAGGAAACATCAATATCATAAGGTTTTGACATTCGTTGTTTTCATTGTACCGAGTTTTACAAATACCCGGTAAGATGAAAATTTCAACGATTACTGATCCTTTCTCAGGATCAGAGAAATTTCTAAATGATCTTATTTCAATGAGTTTAAAAACTCCTTGACCTAAGAATCTTTTAAACATTTCTTCAAAACACAACCTTGCCCCTACTTCTTTCCACTTCAGTGGTAAAGCATCCCCAAGTAATGTTAATTCATCACAAGGGTTGCTTAGTGATATTTATTTATTATTATCACATCCTGAAGGTGATAATGTTTTTCATAATTTATTAAATTATTTAAACATTATCGGAAAAGTATGGAACACCGAATTATTTCTTTCCCGTCTAAATGACGCGAAAGATATAATTATTAGATTACCTGAAGGGAGTTTACCCTTCAAGAAATCTATGGTGACTCCTTTTGGACAATTTGCTATCAAAAAGGAAGCTGCTGGAAAAATCAGAGTTTTTGCTCTGGTAGATTCTATAACTCAAAGTGTAATGAAACCATTACATTTAGGGTTATTTGCAATCTTAAAGCAACTTCCTAATGATGGTACTTTTGATCAAGATGCGTCTGTAACAAGATGCTCTATTAAGGCACAACAGGCAGGCAAAGCTTATAGCTTCGACCTATCTGCTGCTACTGATCGTCTACCCGTTGGATTAACAGGTTCAATTATTGAATCGTTATTCCAAATAACAGATTTGTCAACTTCTTGACAATCGGTTATGGTCGACCGAGAATTTTCTTTTAATGAAAAGATCCTTCAGGAATTTCCTGAATTATCTAAATCATATAGATATTCTGTTGGTCAACCCATGGGATGTCTTTCTTCTTGAGCTGGATTAGCTATAACTCATCATTGAATTATGCAATTCTGCTCTTTCCTTGTGAAAGGAAATTGAAAATGAGAAGAAAGATATGAAGTATTAGGAGATGATATTGTGATCTTCGATACTTTATTAGCAAATCAATACTTAGATGTTATGAAACATTTAGGTTTAGAAATTAATTTATCTAAATCTATTAATGCTTCAAACACACCTGTTTTTGAATTTGCTAAGCGAACTGTTAGAGGAAATGACTTGGTGAGTGGTATTACCTACTCTCAAGTCAATTCAAATGTTTCCTTATCATCAAGAATAAACAATGTTTATAATTGAATACGATTAGGATATTTGAATAACCTTCAGACTATTTCCTTGGTATTAAATAATTTTAATACTAAGATTAGTTTTAAGGATTTCTCCTTAATGGCCTCTAGTTTTAGTATATTGGGTCTATGTAAGAACATAGAGCACAACCTAATAATGAAAAGTCTCGTAAACCCCCGAAAGGGTTGTTTTTGAGACATGGATTCTGAGAATTTCTCAGTTCCCACTCGTTCATTATTAACTATTACTAGAGATCTGATCACCAAAGGTGAAACAGAGGTTATCCTGTCTAAAGATGAGGATCGTCAAGAGTGAGTTGATGAATCTGACCACTTAATTGTGGCTGGTATTCTTCAAGAAGCTCTTTACAAGATTCGGTTATTATCCGAATCTCATTTAGATGACATATCTAAATGATCAAAGTCTTTAGTCATTAAAGGTTTCAATGATGAAATCTTGTTATCTTCCATTGAAGGTTGATTACAAGATGCTATTATCGATAATCGTAATAGTAAAATCATTGATCCTTATGAGATAGAGGATAAAGTAGAAAAACTTCTAATTTATCATGCTAAAACTCTTAAGGTCACTTTAATACAGGCATATGATATTTTGCATGAGGTTGAGATGCTTCAGTTTGTTTATAAACAACCTGAAAAGAAATCTCAACAGGCATTCAATCGTCTAGGAAGTTCCTTCCTTAAAGACATGAGTAAACCTTTCTTTATGAAAGGTCCTCAATATTGAAATGTGCAAGGTCAAAACAAAGTCTAATCCCGGGGGATGAGAATCCCTTAGTCTCCAAAACTTATTTAAGTTTAAAAGACTTGAGATAGCTTTATTTATTATTGCTCTCAAGCTGAC